ATAATAAGCGGATCAAAAATAATTATGGAGTCAAGTGATGTTCTGAGAGTCAGGGCAGGAACGGCAACTGCTTTGGATGTATCAGTAAGTTATCTAGAACAAACTTAACGAGGTATAACAAATGGCTCTTAATCAAGTTGGATTAGAAAGACTAAATACAGCAACTACCAAGAAGATTGGTCAATCTAAAAATTTAATAATTAATGGAGCTATGCAAGTGGCTCAACGTCAAACGTCAGAAACAGGAGTTGCTGCCAATGGGTATTCAACTGTTGATAGAATCCAGCTTCAACAAAATGGAACAGACGCTTATCCAGGAACAGCACAAGGAACAGTTGCAAGTGGAACAACACCTTATACAAATGGGTTTAGAAAGACATTTAAAGTTACAAATGGAAATCAATCGAGTGCTGGTGCTGCCGATGAACTTGCAATAAGATATTCTATTGAAGCACAAGATGTTGCAAATAGTGGTTGGAATTATACATCTAGCTCAAGTAATGTAACTTTATCATTTTGGGTAAAATCAAGTGTTGCTCAAAATTTTTATGGTTATCTTCTAACTTTAGATGGCACTATGCAAAGATATGCTTTTGAGACAGGTTCTTTGTCAGCAGATACTTGGACAAAAGTTACAAAAACAATTCCTGGAAATTCAAATATAACTATAGATAATAATAATGGGGAAGGTTTTAGAGTGGAATGGAGACTTTTTTCAGGTACAGATTTTACTGATTCTGGGGTTTCGTTAAATACTTGGGCAGCTTTCGCAAGTGGGACAAGAACACCTGATTATGGTTCAGCTATGGATGACTGGTACTTAACAAATAATGCGACATTTGAAATTACAGGAGTTCAATTAGAAATAGGCAGCGTAGCAACAGATTTTGAACATTTGAGTTTTGCAGATGACTTAAGAAAGTGTCAGAGATATTATTACACAGCTTGGAAAGGAAGTGGAAATGGTGATTTTGTAACAGGTAGTGATACTCAAACAGCTTGTGAAATAGGTTCTTATAGTTCTTCCGAAGTTTATTTCGTACCAATTTTTCCTGTTTTAATGAGGGATGCACCAACACTAAAGCAAGCTAATGTTTCAGGTGGTCTTACTGTTCATAGAAACGCTGGTACTAAGACAATTGATCAAGGTGGCTGGAACGCTATAATACAAGCAGGAAAACAAGCAGCAAGAGTTTATTGTCAAACTGGTTCAAATAGATTAAGTGGTAACGTATCATCAGGTGAACCTTATCCTTTAAAAATGACTGCTGCTGGTGTTTATATGGCCTTTGATGCGGAGCTTTAACTATGTCTAATTACAAACTTGTAAAAAATCCAGAAGACGGTTCTATAAATGCAGTAGAACATATTATAAAAACTAAAACTTATACTGTAGATGGTAAAACAATAACATCTATTGAAAAAGCAATAATACCTTTTGCAGAAGGTAATAGAGATTATCAAGAATATTTAGAGTGGGCAAAGACTAATACAGCCGAAGCTGCTGATGGTTTAACTTGGGATAATATTAGAGCTAAAAGAGATGATCTGTTAAAAGATACAGATTGGACAATGACAGCAGGAGCTACTGTTGATCAAGCTCAGTGGGCTGCTTATAGACAAGTTATAAGAGATATTCCTCAGACTTATAAAGATAAAACTCCTGATGATGTTGTCTGGCCAACACAACCCTCTACTGCTGGTCCTAATACATAATCCAGAAGATTACTCCCTGTAAAATAAGAACAGAAAAAGAATATAGTAGTTAAACAGTCATGCCATATATTGGAAATGACATAAGGGCAAACGAAGATTACAAAACTATAGATGATATATCAAGTAGTTTTAATGGTAGTACCACTTCTTTTGCTTTACAGGTCGGAGGTTCTGCCCCAGTTCCTTTTCCAAAGTTTGAATCACAATGCATAATATCTGTCGGTGGTGTAGTCCAGGAACCTGATACTACAGGTACAACTGGATTTAAATTTACAGGTACAAATATAGTTTTTAGTTCTGCTCCAGCTGCTGGAGAATCATTCTTTGGAGTGATTCTTGCAGGTGCAGATTATTTAAATGCTGGTGGAACATTCCCAGATGGAACTGTTGCAGTTCCTTCCATAACATTTAGCTCAGATACTGACACAGGAATATTTAAAAGTGGTAATGGATTGGTTTCTATCACTTCTAACGGAACCAAAGTTGCTACCTTCCCAACGGGCCAAGGGTCAAATGGACAGGTACTTGCCACAGATGGTGGAGGTGTACTCTCATTCGTTGATCAGTCAGGGGGTGGAGCTGTCGGAGGAGGCTCTGACAAGCTGTTTATGGAGAATGGAACAACCATGACAACTAACTACACAATAGGTACTGAATTTGGAGCTACTTGCAATGCTCTAAGTGCAGGACCAATTACAATTAACGCAGGTGTCACGCTGACTATACCTAGCGGTTCAGTCTATACGGTGGTTTAAATTATGTCAGTAACAGTTAACGGATCAGGATCAATAACAAGCAGTACGACTGCAATAGTAATCCCTGTTGGAACTACAGCTCAAAGATCAGGTAGTCCTAGCACTGGAGAGACTAGATTTAATACAACTACTAAAGCTCCTGAAGTATATAACGGAAATGCATGGGTAACTTTTGGTCAAGAAACAGTTGATGTTGATTATCTAGTTGTTGGAGGAGGAGGTGCTGGAGGAGGTAACTTCCGTGGTGGAGGTGGTGGTGCTGGTGCACTTAGATCCTCTCATGGTACACAAGGTGGTAACACAGCAGCTGATTCTAAATTATCTATTCCAAAGAATATTGCACAGTCAGTAATAATAGGTGCTGCTGGAGCCAAAAATAATTCATCACCTTGGAAAGGTGGTGATGGTGGTACTACTACTTTTTCTACAATAGTTTCTAAAGGTGGAGGCGGTGGAGGTCAATATGCAACCGTAACAGATGGAACTGAAGATGGAAACCCAAGTCCCGATCCAGGTGGTGGATCAGGTGGCGGAGGTGGTGGAGGTAGTACTGTCGGTCAAGGTGGTGCTAGTGGAAGTTACGGATATAATGGTGGAAATGGTGCTGGAAATACTCCTCAATGTGGAGGAGGAGGTGGAGGTGCTGGTGGTGTTGGTATAAATGGTGGATCTGGCGGAACTAGTGGAGATGGTGGTTCTGCATTAGCAAGTACAATTACAGGTTCATCAGTAGATTACGCTGGTGGAGGTGGTGGAGGTAACTACGAAAGTGGAAACCTTACTGTAGGAGGAGGTGCTGGTGCTGGTGCTAGAGATCAAGACGCACAAATTGCTAACAGAGGTAGTGGTGGTGGGGGTGCTAGTGGTGCTTCTGCTGGTGGTAATGGTAGTTCAGGTATTGTGATTATTCGCCTTCCAAGTTCTGTTACTGCAACATTTTCAAGCGGTGTTACTCAAACAACCGCCACTGTGGGATCAGATAAAGTTTATACAATAACAGCAACTTCATCCTCAAGTGAAACAGTTACCTTTTCTTAAATTATGACTTTTTTTGCTGAACTAGATAATACTCTCACAGTTGTTCAAGTCTTGAATGGTAGAACAGAAGATGATGGGAGAGAGTTAGATATTTGTGCCTCATCTGGTAAGACCTATAGACAAACTTACAGTGACGGAAGTAAAAGAAAAAATTTTGCTGGGAAAGGGTACATTTATGATAAAGATAGGGATGCTTTTATCTCACCAAAACCATATACATCGTGGACTTTAAATGAAACAACTTGTCGATGGGAAGCTCCAACTGCTTATCCTTCAGATGGTAAAGAATATGGTTGGGATGAGTCTTCAAAATCATGGAGGGATTATACATAAATTATGAGTTCAATTAAATTAACAGCTGATTCTGGAGGAGGTACTTTTGAAATTAAGGCTCCTTCCTCTAGTGGAAATACAAGAGTATTAACTTTACCTGATACAGGTGATCTTACTTTAGGTAAGACAGGTGTTCTTCAAGTTGTTCAAACTTATAAAACTGATGCTTTTTCTTCAACACCTGGGGCATATACTTGGGTTGATGTCACTGGTTTATCTGCAAGTATCACTACAACAGGCTCGAACAAAGTTAAGGTTACTGCAATAGTAAATGTAAGTGCTCCGCATGATGGATATAACGTCTATATGAAAGTAGTAAGAGGTAGCACAGATGTTGGTATAGGTGATGCTTTGGGCTCTATGACAAGATGTTCTGCTGCAGGGTATTGGGCAGCTGATGGAACAGATGATTATTCACCTCATGGTCTAATGACTCAACTTCTTGATAGCCCTGGTGCAGGAACTCATACATATAAAATTCAAATTCAAACAAATTATAATAGCATCACAATTTATACAGGAAGAAGTGAAAATGGCACAAGCACTGGTTTTATGACTTGCCCTTCTGGATTTATTACATTAGAAGAGATAACAGC